CGGCGGCGAGATACTCGCCGCGCGAGGCTTGATACTCGCCGAGCGGCAAGGTCTCGTATTCGCGCTCTTGGGTCCAGAGGGCCATTATTTGCCCCCCGCGCGGCCTTGCCGCCCGCCAACCCAAGTCCGCGCGGGGCCCCGTTCCATCATCTTCCCTCATAGGGAAGGCCGCCGGGCTCGATCGGCAGCCGCAACATCTTCTCGAGCACCGGGTCGCGCTCGAGGCCCGGGTGGATGGCCGGCGCCGTCAGCCGCTGCTGGCTCCGCCACCACGCCTGGAACGCCTTGTCGGCGGCGATCTCGGTCCACGAGGCGCCGATGACCTGCCCGTTCCGGCCGCGCACCGGCATGCCTTCGCCGTCGCGCAGCATCACGCCGGTCTCGGCGCGGTCCACGGTCAAGGCCCCGAAGCGCGCGAGGTGGCTCCGCCACTGGTCGAGGCGTTGCGCCTCGCTCAAAAGCCGCGTGGCGTAGTGGGCGGCCGGTGCTGCGAGGTAGTAGGCGCCGAGATTGACGCGCACATAGTCGCCGAAGGCGGACACCATGTCGGGGTCGATGACCGGAACCTTGTCGACCTTGGGCACGCGCACCGTGCCGGCCGCGGCCCAATGATTGCCCCACACGATGTTCCACGCGGCCCGCGTCGCCGCTTCGGGCGAGCTCGCGCGCTTGGTGGCAAACAGATACTCGGCCACGCGCTGCGCCGTGCTCGCGTAATCGGCATAGGCCTCGATCTCGCCCGGCGTCCTGCTCATGGTGAGGCGCGCGGCTTCCCCGGAAGCTCCAGCAAGTTCCTTAAACTTGCTGCGAGCGTCCTTGTCGGGAATCAGCTCGTCGATCTTGGCGTCGGGCAGGCTCATCGCCTCCATGATGGTGATCGCGTCCTTGCTGCCGGCGAGGTTGCCCGGCATGGCGCCGAGGATCTTCACCGCCATGGGCAGTTTCTTGCCCTCGTCGAGCTGGCGCAGCACGCGCGACCATAAGACCGGGCCGTAGGCATCGCGCTGCGCTTGGAGGATGGCGAGCGCCTTGGGACCGGGGCCTTGCAGGCCGGCCTCGAGCGCCTCGGCGCCGGGCTTGGTCAGGAACCGGATGCGATGTTCGGGCTGGCCATCCGCGCGCTGCTGGTCGGCGAGCGTGTCGATGCCGGCGCGGAAGCGCTCGGTCGCCGCCGCGCGGTCGGCCGGCGTGGCCGCGGGATCGGCCAACGCCCGCTCGGCCACGGCCAGCGCCTCGGCCACGGCCGGGGCGCGCCGCATCGCCGTCGCGCCCGGGTCGGCAGCGTAGCTCTTGACGAGATTGGCGTGGATCTTCTCGTAGGCGTCGCGCAGCGCCGTGTCGGTCGGGGTGGCGCGGCCGGCCTTCTCGCTCTCGGCGGCCGAGGCAATGATGGTGCGCTGCTCGGGGATGGATTTGGCGGTGAAATCCGCGGCCGAATTGTAAACATACTCCGCCTGGTGCAATTGCTGGCTGAGCTTGGGGAAGGCCAGCGCCTTGGCGCGCACGTCCTCGAGGTTGGCGGGCTTCAAGTTTCCCTTGCTGAACGCGTCGATGACCGCGGCGACGCCGGCGGCGGTGTCGGCCTTGGCGAGCGCCCCCATCTGCTCGAGCCGGCCCTGCGCCTGGATCTTCAACTGCTCGCGGCGGATCGGGTCGAGCGAGGGGGTGGCGGCGCGGTCGTCGAGCAGGCGGATGGCCTGGCCCGGATTGGTCCGCATCGCGCGCATCGCGGTGACTTCGTCGAGCTTGCCCAAGGTCTCCTTGTGGAACGCTTTCGCTTGGGCGGACGAGAGCACGCCGGTGGCGGCGGCGCGGCCGATCGCCTCCTGGATCGCGTCGATCTTGACCCTGCGCTCGAGGCCGTTCCGGGCCGTCACCGCGCTGTCGAGCATCGCGGTGACCGAGGCGTCGAGGTCGACGCGCATGCTCGCGAGCTCGTCGCGCCGGGCCTCGTTCCTGACCGAATGGGCCTGGCTGGCGTAGAGCGAGCCGATGCGCCGGTTGAAATCGAATTTCGCCGCGCGCGAGAGCTTCGGCGCGTGCTCGGCCTCGAGGCCCTTGGCGTAGGCGTTGAATTTTAATTCGCGGCTGGCGTAGTCGGGGTCCTTATCGAGCTCGATGCGGTAGGCGTCGAGCTTCTGCGTCATATCCGTGTAGGCGGCAAGGACATCGTTCTCGTCGCGCGCCTTCCTCTCGATCGCGAGCACGGTCGAGGCGAGGTTGACCACCTCGCCGCCAAGCCTCGCGATTGCGAGGCCCTCCACGCCGGCCGCGCCGCGGTCCTCGACCGCGCCGCCCACGGACGGAATGCGGGCCTCGGACAGGATTTGCGGCAGCCGTGCCATCTACACGCTCCCCACTTTGCGGCCGGAGCTGCCGAGATAGGGCACGGTGGTGCTGAGCGCCGGAATGCCGCCGCCGCTTTCCTTTGCCGGGCTGAACAGTTTGTAGGCGGAGGTGCCCGCCTGCAGCAGCGCCGCCGCGGCGCCGGTGTAGCCGGCGAAGATGTCGTCCTTGCCGCGTTTGCGCGTGAACGCGGCCTCGCTCTCGAAGCGGCGCGCCTGCACCTCACCGGTGTAGCGCGCCACCAGCGCCTCGAGCTCGGCCTCGCTGACGCTGTCGCCGAGCACGTCGAGCGCACTGCCGCCAAGCTCGCCCGACCCCATGGCGCCGCGGGCGCGGATCGTGCCGAGGATGCGCGCGTTCCGCTTACGCACGTTCTCCTCGTCGAGGGCCGCGGCCGAGCGCGCGGCGGCGGCGTTGTTCTCGGCGACCGCGGCGTTGTATTCGGCCTGCTCCTGCGCGGCGTAGCCCTGTTGAATGCTGCCGAACGCCGAGAGTCCGGCGCCGGCCACCAGCGCACCGATGGCGAGGGTTTCAAAGCTCACTACGCCGCCTCCCTCAGCACGAGGTGGTGGCGGAGGCTGTCCGCGGCCAGCGCGAGGCACGCGCGCACGCGGGGCGGCACTTCGTTCCAATAGGGCGAGCGCACGTAGCGGAACATCGGAGCGCCGCCGGCGAGACGGCCGGCGCACGGACCCGCGAAGCGGAAGCCGAGCGCGCCGGCGAATTCATGGCCGCCGATGAAGTCCTTGGCCACCTCCGCTTCCAAACAATGAAAGCCGTCCGCTTCGGCGAGTTTCAGCGCCGCCCTGCAGCGGCGGCGCAGGCGGACCATGACGCGCAGCGGCAGGCCGCGCGCGAACAGCGCCCAGGCGACCCCGCGGTGCGGCTCGACGCGAAGGATGCCGCCGCAGGCGATGATGATTCCCGCCTCGGAAGGCGGGCTTACGGGCGAAGCAAGGCTTCGCCCCAAGCCGCCAAAGGCGACGGCGGTGTGCGACCACGCCTCTTGCGCGAGCGCGTCGACACTCGGCGGCACCTTGCCCTCGCCGGCGATCTCGATCGCGGCCACGTCGCCCGCGCGGTATGGGCGGAACCTAAGCATTGCTTTCGAAGACCGGCTTGATGCCGCGGATTTGCATGGGGCCGGCGAGGTCTTGCTCGATCAGCAGCATCGGGTTCTCGTCCCAGCCGTCGGGGACGTTGATTTTTTCGGTCCAGCCCGAGAAAGGCTGGATCGGGCTTGCCATTTCCGCATCCGTAAAACGGTACGGGATCTGCTCGGCCGGCGGCGCGGTCTCGCCATCTTCTTTGGCGGGAATGCGCACCCGGCCGCCCACCGATCTCCACAAATCGAGCGAGACCGACACGATCTTCTGCCGGGTGCCGTGGCGGGAGGCGCCCTTGATATCGGTCAGGATCGGATCGAAGCGGCCGGTATAGGCCAGGCCCACCTGCACGGTCGCGGCCTCGCTCTCTAGAGTGATCGCACCCGCGCTCACCACCTTGGCGTCCTGCGGCGCCCCGTCGCCCCACACCGCCACGCTCTCGCCGTTCATGTGCGCGAGGCCGGAGACGGTCAACACCGTGAGCCGCCAATCCGTGGCGGCGATCGCGGCCAGCGACGGAAACGCGGCGCGGATGGTGCACCTGACCAATGTGGCGCTGTCGCGCGCCGTGATCTCGGCCATCGCGGTTTTCCAAACAATGTGTTTGGCGATCGGATGGCGGCCATAGGGCGGATAGGTGGCCGTGTCTTTGTATCGGTAGAGGAGCTTGCGGCCGACATGGGCGCTGGTGAAGCCGCCCGTCGAGGCGGTGAAGGTCACGTTGACCGTATCGACGACATTGGCCCCCACTCCGGGGGTCAAGGTCCCGTAGCCGATGAGGGTGCCGGTGTTGTCGAGCGTCAAGCCGCTGTCGAGATAGAACGCGTCCTCGATCGGATCGTCGTCGCCGAGCGGCTGCTCGAGGATCTCGACGTAGCGTTTGGTGACGCCGCCGATCGTCCGCCGCACGATGACCCAGGGCTGGTCGATCTTGTTGTACGGAATCACGGCCGCGCTCTCGATCGCGCTGGGGGCAAAGGCCGTGGTGGTCCCGCCATTGGTGGGTGCCCGCGCGTGGCGCATCCAGGCGAACACTTCCTGCTCGGGCAGGAAGGTGAAGCCCGGCATCACGCCGTCGCCGCGCACCACGAGCGCCTGGTTCATCGGGCTCTGCGCATACGCGATCTGGCTGAAGCCGCCGTCCACGTCGGCCGGGCCGCTGTGGCCGATATGCGGGGCGCGGATGGTCTGGTCCTTGGCGGTGTAGCCGTCCTGCTCGATGGCATACCCGAACTGGCGCAAGGTGGCGCCGTCGCGCTGCGCGAACAGCACGGAGTTGAAGGCTTCCACGGGCTCCACATCGGCGGTGCCGTGGGCGGTGAGCGGGAACGCCTCGATGTTGAGGGGCGTGATCGGCTCGTCGATGCGGCCCGAGGTAACGCGGAAATCCCTGCCGGCGGTGAACACGATCAGGTCGCGCACCGATTTCAAATCGTGGATGGTGTTCAATTCGCCGGCGCCGATCAGCTTGGAGACGGCGTGGTTGTCGGCGATCGTGCCGTTGGGCAGCGAGGGCGCGAAATTGGGGAAGTCGCCGGAATTGCTGCCGTCGAGGCGGGGCAGGCTCCACAGCGGGTTGGTGCCGAACCAGAGGCGGCCCTGGTAGAACACGGTGGCGGCGGGCCAGCCGGTGGTGTCGGACCAGAGGCCCATGCGCCACGCGGCGGTCGCGGTGCCGGCCGAGGCGTCGGCGCCGCGGATCGTGGCCGTGACCGACACGGTCGAGGCACGCGCGGTGATCTCGAGCCAGGTCCAGTTGTTGGCCGGGTCCTTCCAGCGGAACAGGCGGCCCACATCGGTCGCGAGGAAGCCTTGGCCGTTGTTGACCGCGTCGGCGTTGCTGAGTGTCGCCGTGACCGAGCCGGTGGTGCCCGAGAGCGCCAGGGTTCGCGTGGTCGTGTTCTCGGCGTAGTAGGGGCCGTCCTTGAAGTCGAATTCGGGGATCGTCCACGAGGTGTGCGAGGCGCGGCGGAGCTCCACAGGATCGTAGCCGTGGTGCACCATGTAGAGCACGTCTTTGTCCTGGGTGGTGCGAATCTGCGCGAGATCGGCCGAGACCCACGGCGTCACGATCGAGACCGGGGTGCCCGGCGGGTTCTCGACGATGCCCTTCGCGCGGCCGAAGCGCATGGTGAGATCGCCGAGGATCAGCATGTAGGCGTCGGCGACGCTGAATCTGAAGGGGGTCAAGCGGTGGAGCTTGGCGCTGTCGTCGACCTCGGCGACAAAGCGGAGGCCCGCCGAGAACACGACCGGCCCCCAGGGCGTCGGAATGAAGTTTTCCAACTCCTTGGCGGCCGAGTTGTGCCACGAGAGATCGGTGCGGTTCCACAGCGGCGGCCCGATCTCGCCGGCGGCCATGCTGGCCTGGTGAGGGGCGACTAGCATCCTTCGAGGCGCGCCCAAGCGGGCGCGCTCCCCAGGATGAGGGCCTCATGGTGAGGTGCGAGCGCTTGCGAGCCTCGAACCATCATGCGCCGGCCCTCGCGGAGAGGAAGTCGCCCGCGGGCGGGTCGCGGCGGCGGCCTTCGATGGCGCCGGCCCAGCGCGCGTCGCGGATCGCTTCGGCGTGGCGGCGCGCGAGCTCGGCTTGCTTGTTCGCCTTCTCGCCGATGATGTTGGCGGCCGTGGCCAGCGCCAGCTTCAACGCCAGCGCCTCGACGAACATCGGGTCCATCAGCGCGGTGTCGGTGACGCGGAACAGGAACTCGACGTAGAGCGGCGCCCCCTCGTCGGTGTGGAGCTCGCGCCCGACGACGCGCCACAAGGGGGCACCGCCGTGATAGTCGGGATGGAGGCGCAGCACGCGGAGGCAGTGGGGATCGGCGGCGAGCGCGTATTTCTTGCCGAAACCGAACGCGGGTGCCGTGGCCATCGCCGCCCAGGTTCCGAGCGCGGTCGCGAATTTCCATTCGTGCGAGCGGATGACGGCGTCGCGGGCGTTGTCGTAGGCGGCCTTGAGCTCCGACGCCACCTTGGTGGCGTCGGCGTCGACGTCGTTCAGCGACGGCCGCGCGCCCATCGCCTGAAGCGCGAGATTGCAGATCGCGGTCTTGGTGCTCATGGGCCGCCGCCGGCCGGCAGCCCGGCTTCGAGGCGCGCGACCGCGGCGATGATTTCGAGGCCGGCGACGCGCGGGCCTATTGCCGGGGCGCCTAGTAGCCTACGCGTGTTGCCGCTCAGCGATTTCACCCGGCCGGCGAAGAGATCGGCGGCCTTCAGCCAGGCCTCTTGATGGTTCGCGCGCAGCGGACCCGGATTGCGGAATTCCGGCGGGTCGTAATAGTGGCCGCTGCCGTCCATCGGCACGCCGGCGAGGATGACATGCTCGTAGCCGAGCATGAGGCCGACAAGCGCCGCCGCCATGCCACCGCCGCCGCCGACGATGCCGGGCGGCCAGGCGTGGTCGATGCCTTCGCGCTGGCGATGCGAATGGGTAAACGGACGCGGCGCGTTCGACGCCTCGTAGCGCGTGGCGCGGATCGCGGCCCAGGCAGGCAGCAGCTTCGGGTAGAGGCTCAGCCAATGCGTGAGCGGCTGGGCCCAGTGCGTGCCGATGTCGTTGATCGCCATCGTATCGCCGTGCCACGGACCGAGCGCGGCCAAATCCTGCCAAACATGGCGCGCGCAGCCGAGCACGAGCAGCGGGCCGGTAGAGGCGCCGGCGATGCGGGGCGGCTCCGCGGAGCCGCCCAGCGCCGTCCAGAGTTCGCGGGGCGTCAAAGACGACGCCCGCTGGAAGGGACGCCTTGCGTCCATCGCTATGAGCCGTCGACGTAGCGCGTGCGCGTCAGGAGCGTGCCCGCGGCGGTGCCGACCGCGACGCCGGTCCAGGCGAGGTCGTACCAAATATTGGGATCGCCGGCGAGCGCCAGCATTTCCCAGATGCGCTTTTCGCGCTGGTCGATGTTGAGAAGCTCGGTCAGCACGTCGAGCCAGGCCGCGCGCGCGGTCGCCATCACGACGGCGTCGGCAAACAGGTCGACGTCGACGGCGGCGCCGCCGTCGGCGAGCGTGCGGTAAAGGCCGAGGTCGAAATCCGCGCCGCACGTGATCGCGTCGTTGAGGACTTCGACTTCGGAAATGCGCCACGACGAATGCAGACGCGCGCAGCGATACACGCTGTTGTTGTCGTCGGCGGCGAGGATCTCGGTGATCCCGATCTGCTCGCGCATTCGGCCATGGAACAACGTGGTCGGGTTCATCACCCGCGGGAACGCATCGGCGTTCGTGATGATCGTGGCCTTGGTGTTGGCGACGGCCATGGTTTCGGTCCTTTCGAAAGCGGCGGAGCCGAACGGTTTTCGTTCGCGCGGCCCCGCCGCGGTTCGCGCCTTCGCGCGTTGGTGCCCTCGGGCGCCGGGGTTTCGGCCCGGCGCCCGAGGCCGTTGGTCTAGGCTTCGACGACGTCGATCTGGACGACCTTGGTCTCTTGGCCGCGGGCGGCGCCGAACGACATTTCCGGCACGACCTGCCAGACGTGCTTTTCGACGACCCACTCGACCACGCCGCTCAAGGGCAGCCAGGTGCCGGTCTTGCCCGCCGATTTGGGATACATCAGGCAGGAGCGGATCGTGGCCGCGAGCGGCAGGAAGCGGACGACGTTGGCGTCGTCGTCGTATTCGTCCTCGACCCGCTTGAAGAAGCAGGTGTAGAACGTGCCGATTTCGCCCTCGACCAGCACTTTCTGCGTGTTGTAGTCGACCGATTTCACCTCGGCCACGTTCATGAACTCTTTTTCCTGGAACGAGGTGTAGACGACGGTGACGGCCTCGCCCTTCATGATCGCGTTGCGCTGGCGCAGCAGCCGGATTCCCTCCTGCAGCTTGGCGAAGGTGAAGCCGGTGGCGCCGTTGACGATCTTCTGCGCCGCGGGCAGTGCTACCACCGTCGTGCCGAGCTTGCCGGTGTAGGCGTCGCCGAGCAGCGCGTCGATGATGACCTTGTCCTTCTTGCGCTGGCCGGCCGCGACGTGGGCCTTGGTGTAGTCGTTGATCGGGTTGTTGAGGGTCTTCAAGGTGTCGAACTTGTCGATGAAGTCGCGGTGCTGGAAATCCTGCGGGTGCAGCGCGCGGCGGCGGTGCGGCGTGTTCAGGGTCGGAATGTCGATGGCGGTGCCGGTCTTGGGCTGCATGCGCACGACGCCGACCTGATCCCAGAACACGATTTCGCCGACGGGATTGGGATAGACGTCGAGCGTGCTTTCGAGCTCGGACGTGATCTGCTGCGCCGTCAGCTCGATGCCTTCGGCGTATTTGCGGCTGAATGAGGTTGCGATTTGGTCGGACATCGGGGAAACCCCCACGAAACGGTTGAACCGGATCGCTGGGGTTGCCCGCCGAAATCTGACTGCGGTTACGCAGCCACCATCACGGACCCTCGGCTAGTGCTCTCACGCGGCACCTGGTGCGGGCGGCTGACCGTGCCGCCAGGACAGGGAACCCCCTATCGCCGATCGTGGCGGAGCGGGGCCTTATCCTGCGGTTTGCTCGGTTGTGCGGGCACAGGGGACGCCAGCGAAGCGCCTTCGCTTCGCCTTAAGCTGGCCTCTTCGCCAGCGTCCTTGTCTGAACCTCGCACGAAAGTTGCATAGTCGGTTGCTTGGTCGACGACGGAGCGCGCGCCGCGCTCGGCGCCCGGCACCGTCACCGCCAGCTTCAAGCATTCAAGGCGGATGAGCTGATCGGGCGCCATGCTAGGCCCTCGCCGCCGCGGCCTTGCGCTTCTCTTCGGCGTCCATGGTCTCGACGAGCCTGTTCCACTGCTCCTGCGTGGCCTTGTATTGCGGGTGCTGCGGCTCGGCGAGGACCTTGCGGATGTTCGGGTCCGCCTTCATGCGGTCGAGCTCGACCTTGGCTTGCGGGCCGGTCATCGGGCCGAAGCCCGGCTGCTGGCCGGGGCGCAGCACGCCGCCGCTTTCCGAGATCACCAGGCCGACGCGGTGGAAGAGATCGACCATCGCGGCCGAGCCGGAGCCGGGCTTGCCGTCGCTGGCGAGCGCGGTCTCGACCTGGGCGTAGAGCGCGCTGTCCTTGGGCAGGATGGTCTGCGCCGCGGTCTGCGCCAGCGCCCGCGCCTTCACCGGATCGCCGCCGGCCTTGCGGATGCCGGCCTCCCAGGTCTCGATCGCCTTGTCGCCGGCGGCGCGCTCGGCCGCGAGCCCGTCCTTCAATTGCTGCGCCACCTTGCCGTAGACGCCGTTATAGGCGTTGTTGAGCCGCGCCACCTGCTTCGGGGTGAGGCCGGCCTCGTAGAAGGCCTGGCGCATGTCCGCCTGGAGGGTCTTGTCGATCTCGGTGGCCTCGACGCCGGGCGGCATCGCGATCTCGTATTTGCCGGCGCTCTCGGGCCGCCCGAGCGCCTTGTGGAACTCGGCCCATTCCGAGGGGGGTGCGTCGTCCTTGGGAAGGATCAGGCCCTTCGCCGTGATCTTGCCCTCGAGCTCGCGATAGCTTTTCGCGAACTCGTTGATGTCCTTCGGGTTCTTGCCGGCCAAATATTCCTTGGCCTCGGGCGTAATGCCGGGGATTGCGTCCCAAAACTTCGCATCGCCGTTGGCTCCCGGTGCCGCGGCGGACGCAGGCGTTCCGCCACTGGGGGCGGGTGCAGCGTCGGGCGCGGCGGGGTTCGGTGCGGCGGGTGTTCCACTCATTGTTCGGGCTCGCTGTTCTCGGTGATCGCTTCGCGCGGGCGGCCGTTCGCCGGGGGTGTGGCGGAATGGGCGCGCGGCGCCCACGGCGTCGGCACCTCGCGGCCGCTCAGCTTCAGGATGCGGAGTGCCAAGCGGCGCTGGCCTTCGTTTTTGCCGTGCTCGAATTCGTCCGCGCCGATGTTGTGCAGAAACACGCCGCCCTGCTCGGCGATGTCGGCGAGCACGAGCTCGGCCAATTGGCCGGCGAACAGGGCACGATAGGCGGATTTGAGTTCCTCGGCTTTCGCCGCGCGCGCGCGGCGCTCGGCTTGCAGCGGATCGTCGGGCCCCATGATCGGCAGGCCGGCGAAAGGATCGCGATCGTCGTTTGTGCTCACGCCGCCGCCTCCTCCTGCTTCCCGCCCTGGATGAGGCTCAGCGCGGGCGTCGCGTTCTTGAGCGCCGTGGTGTCGTCCTTCAGCGCCTCGCGCTCTTCGCGCTGCTTGGCCACTTCGGCGCGCGCCTTCTGCATCGCGGCGTAGACCTCGGGGGCGCGGTAGAGATCGGCGGGGATGCCGAGGATCTGGCCGATGGTGCGCTCCTCGCGCTCGAAATCGTGGAGGTCCATGAGCTCGGGCTGCGCCTGCCACACCGGGCCCATGATCGCGTTGCGGTTGGCGATCGCGCGCACGACGCCGAGGTTGCGGGCGCGCGCGGCGGGCGCCTCGAATTGCGGCTGGATCTCGGCGCCGGCGAGCGAGTCCGGCCACGGCGCGAAGCCGCGGTCGCGGGCGATGATATCGAACAGCCTTCCGTCCATCGGCCCCAGGATCTCGGTCTGGAATTCTCCCACGATGGGAGACGCGGCGCGCATCGCCTCTTCCTCGATCGCCATGACCTGGTCGACGAGCATGCGCGGTTCCCGGGGCAAACTTAGGGCTTTCCTTAGAAGGGGATCGCCCGCCGCCTGCTTCACCCACTCCATGAAGTCCATGCCGATGTCGGGGCGGGCGCCGGTGGTGATCGGCTGGATGCCGGCGTTGCGCATCAAATATTCCGGGCGCACCGGGTTATCCATGCCGGGGCGGAGATCGGGCGTGCCCATCACGCCGTCGTCGGGGCTCTGGGTCGGCGGGTTGATGGTCTTCTCGGCGGCCTGGATGGTCGACCGCGCGACGCGCTGCAGCATCTTGATGTTGCCCAGTGCCTTCACGCCGCGGCCGCGGCCATAGGCCCAGCAGCCGCGCTTCCCGGTGCGGCCGACGATGTAGGGGTTGGTGAAGAAGCCGCCTTCCTCGATCAGAGACTTGTCGGCGAGCGCCAGCCAGCATTCGCGGTAAGGCCGCGAGCGCGCGTCGCGTTTCGCGCCGTCGTAGTCCAGGCGCGGGTAGACGTAGTGGCGGAACTCGAACGGCTCGTGGCGCTTCCGGGGATCGAGCGCGGCGTCGAGGATATTCTTGGGCAGCGCCTCGCCCCAGCGCTGATAGGCCTTCTTCGCCGGCCATTTGAAGAACCAGCAGGTCTCGTCGATGAAGCCGTCCTCGCCTTCGGCGCCCGCGATCTCGGCGAGCGGACGGTGCTCGAAGATCGGCAGGCGGCCGGGCCGGCCGTTCAGGAACAGCGCGCCGGTGCCGAAGCCCAACCATTCGAGCGCCAGCGCCTTGATCGCCGGGATGAAGCGGCTGGCGGGATTGTCGTAGACCGCGAGCATGCGGTCGTTGGCGTCCTCGAGCCAGACGCGTTCGTCGTGGGCGTCTTCCGGGAGCGCTCCCACGGACAGGCCCTTCCACCGCGTCCCGGGCATGCAGGCGAGGCCCATGAGGCCGTCGGCCGCTTCCTCAAGCGCGGTCTCGCCGAAATTCGACACGATGAGGTCCCGTCGCTGCGCTCCGGGAACGTCCTGTTGGTTGAAGTCGGGCCCGTCGGGCAGCATGTAACTCGCCACTTCGCGCCAGCCCGTCTCCCACGGCCGCCGCTCGCCCATCAGCGCGTCGGTCGCGTCGATCAAATCTTGGGGGGAGAGGTCGGGCATTACTGGCCAGTGAGATATTTCCGCGCGGCCGGTGCCTCGCCGAGATCGGTGCCGCTGGTGAGATAATTGGCGCCGGCGCCCTTCAACTTGCCGGCGGCGACGATCTCGCGGCGGCGCGCGTCCTCGACCGCGGGGTCGGCGCGCGACGGCGCCGCGATCGGCGCCGGACGATCCGGTGTGTTGCCGATGCCGAGCGCGCGGGCGATGAAACTCATCGGCGGTCCTTCGCCAAAGGAGTGCCGGCGAGGGACGGGGGCCCTCGCCGGCCAGTGGGCCTTGCAACAGGCAGAACACTCATGGCCGGAGGGGAACTTTCAACCATGATGGTTCCGGCACAGTCTCCCCCATCGCCCGGCGTTTGTCTGTCCGGTTGACCGGCCATTTTGAAAAATGTGGCGCGCGCCAGCCGGCGATCGTGTCCGCGTGGATGCGGCGCAACTGGCGCTCGCAAATGCCGGTCGCGCTCTCAAGCAGCTTCCACCCGACCGGCTGCGGCTCGGCGCGCGCCGCCACGAGCTGCGGCCCGAGCGCCGCCCCGGTGTCGAGCGCGAAGGCTGTGCGTACGGTGAGGAGGGTCATGTCAGGCCCCGCTGCGGGGCGAGGTCGAACCCAATTGGGTTCGCGCGCCCGCTTCCTTTGCTGCCATCGCGCCTACTCCGTCCGGTGAGCGCGGGCACCGCTTCGCCCGCGCGGATTCGGATTGATCCAGCGCCCATCCTCGTTGTTCTCGGTGATCGACGCGCGGGGACCGCGGGCGCGTTCGCCCGTGTCGTACTTGCCCCACGCCGCGTCGCTGCCGAGCACGCGCAAGAGCCCGTATTGCAGGCCCTCGATCAGGTGCGAATGATCGTTCTTCTCGGGCTCGTCCTCGAACAGCGCGTGCTCGGTGTTGATCTGCTTCTGGCGGTAGCGGTAGGCGCCCTCGAGGCCCTCGATGATCAACGCGCACGCGCGCGAGACGATGAATTTCGGCATGCCAGGCGCCACGTCGGGTGCGGCGAGCAGATTGGCCAGCACTTCGAGCCGGGGTGCGAGCTTGTTGCCGATGCCGCCGCCGGGGCGGAGCACGATCCGGCTTTCGCGCTCGAACGCGAACGCCCAATCGCCTTCGCCCTTCTTGTCGTCGCGGCCGAAGAAGCACGAAGGATCGGCGCCGCCCTGGATGTCCTGGGGCTTCCACTTGCCGTCGAACGGCGGGCGCGCGAGCACGGCACGCACCTCTTCGGCGTAGCGCTTCTCGCCGGTGCCGTGGCTGGTGAGAATTTCGGCGAGCACGCGGACCTGGCCGGTGCGCGGGTCGATCTGGCCGAAGGCGCCGCCGGGCTGGCGGCCGCCATCGGTGCCGAACCAGAGGGGCACGCCCTTGATCGGCTGGATGTCGTCCTTGGCGATGTGGCGGTGGGCGTCGAAATGGCCGGCGGTGTTGCCGGTCTCGGGATCGGTGTAGAAGCCGTAGACGGGCTTGCCGCGCATGTCGGGCATGCGCTGACCGGCGAGCATGCGGCGGATGAAGCGATCGGACTGGGTCGCGATCTCGCCCTCGTATTTGCCGGGGACGAGGTTCGCCACGTTCTCGGCCTCGGGGTTGACGCGCCAGCCGCCGGTGCCGTTGGGCAGCACCGCCGGCGGCTGCACGAAATATTCCTTCCCCTCGGCCCACTCGCGCCGCATCTTGCCGTAGATCCACGACGTCTGTCTGGGAGCGTTCAAATCGAACACCACGCCATACCAGGGCGGGAGGCCGTGCTTGACGGCGGGATAGCGCCCCGAGCGGCTGATCGCGAAATTGAGCACCAGCGCCGGCAAGGTGTCGGCCTCGACCAGGTGGAACACCGTCGCCGGCCAGCCGCGGAAGATCGTCTCGAGCTCTTCCTCGCTCGCATACTTCTCGCCGATCGCGACGAACTCGTGGAGGTAGCGGAGTTTGCTGGCCGGCTCGATTTCCCTGCCGTTCGCGTCGCGAACGGGGGGGCAGCGCGTGACGATGTCGTGGGTGGCGGGGCTGTCGGGCGGCGAGCCGTGCCAGTCGCCCAAGTGCCGCGGCAACAGCTCGAGCAGCGACGGGATCGGCCCGCGCCAGAGCTGGCGGTAGGTGGTGGCGAGCGAGACGATCTTGAAATGGCGCATCTTGTCGACCGGCGACACCGGCATGCGCTGCGCGAGGCGCCACATCTTGCGGAACAGCGTGCCGGTCTTGCCCGACCCGGTCGGCCCCTCGATGCCGCAGATGGCGGGGCACGGCGCCGGCCAATGCTTGAAGAACTTCGCCAGCACCGGCGAGCGCTGCGGATCGGGGCCGGCGATGGTTTCGACGATGGTGGGAGCGGTCATAGCGCCCTCACGCCGCGCGGCCGCGCCCCGGCACGCTTCGTCGGGCTCGAACTGCCCACGCGCGCGCACACCTCGTGGAACTGCGCCTCGTACAGGCTGCGCGTTTTGGATATGATCGCGATTCCCGCCTTCGGCAGGCGGATCACGAGATCGCCCGGCGCGCGTGTCGCGGCCTTGAGCGGTACCGTCGCCGCCGCGCCGAATCTCTTGTCGACGTAGCGCATTACATCGTCTCCTTGTCCGGTTTCGGCGGCGTGATGTTCTTCGCGCGCGTGGCGGCGTCGCCGAGACCGTCATCGTCCATGCGCACCTGGCGGATCTCGACGATGTGCTTTTCGGTGATGTCGATCGACTGCGCCATCTTCTGGCGCACGAAGGGCAGCGCGTTCTTGCGCTCGGTGGCCTTCAAGCCGTCGAAGTGCTTCGAGACCTCGAGCACCAATTCGGCGAGGGTCACCTCCTGGTAGACGTTGCCGTCCTTGTCGACCTCGCGATGCAGCACCGTGTTGGGATTGGCATTCTCGTCGAGCAGATAGATTTCGGCGACGCGGCGGCGCGCCTCCACGATCGGGTCGATGAGGCCGAGGCGGGCACCCTCGCGCAGCAGCTTCTCGCCCCACACGTCGAGCTGCGCCTCGGCGATCAGCGTCGCGTTGTTCTTGCGGCCCTTCGGCCGGCCCGACCGCCCCGTGTAGGTCACGGTCGCCGCCGATCCCGGCAGCATCGAAAGCTGCGCCGGGCCCAGCCGCAGCAGCGCCGCCTCCGCCACGCGCTTGGCCGCGGACTTGGTCACCATCGCCCGCACCCCGTCCCCGACCCTTGCCTATGATCGTTTTTTTTCCGCTTCGAGAACCCAAACAGGAACAACACCCCGTTGGCGGTGAAAGGGGCGCCGGGCGCGCGGGCGGCGGTCGCGGGGGGCAAGCGCGGGTCGCGCGGGTCCCATCCGGCGCGCGCCGCTGCTGCGCCATCAGCGGCTCGCGCGAGCAACGTCAAAGGCTTAGCCGCGACGTTGGCCGAATAACGCGCCCGATCGCCCTGCGCCTGGCGCGGAGCTGCCCGAGGTCGGCCGCGCCCCGAGAATTTCCCGCCGCCGCCGTGGCCGCAAACCATCCCGATACCGCCCTGAAACCGTCCCTGAACAGGATTTCCGGGGCATATTTAGCGCTTGAGCGTAGCGAGCGTAGCAAGAGAGGCCTTGAGCGTAGCGGGTCAATCGAATGATCTCATACCTTTATACTGTCTGCTACGCTCGCTACGCCCGCTACGCACACGCCTCGCGCGTGCGCGCGCGCGACCGTGCGTCCGGCGGCGTAGCGAGCGTAGCAGCGTGCTTATCTCATTGTTTGATAACGGAAAAGGCCGCTACGTCGGCCTTGTAGCGGGCGTAGCGCGCGTAACACCTTCATCAAAACAAGGTCGGGATGCGAGGCGCGCGGCGGCGCCGAGGGAGCGCGAGGGTGATCGAGCGGCCAGCGTGGCGCTGCCGCTGAAACAATTCGTGACTTGACACGCCAAGCTAAAAGACCTAAGCCTAGGTCATAGGGAAGGGCGATCACGCCCGCCCGGCAGGTCAAGGAGGCCGCCATGTCAACCATGTATTCCGGCAACACGAATTCGAAATCCTTGAACGCGCGCCAGGCCGAGCGCGAGGGCCGTTACCCGGCCACCGGGATGGCCGAAACGCTGCGCGCCAAGGGCCTGTTCAAGGGCGTCGTGGCCGCCGACATCAAGGCCGCCGTGCATAGCGGCGAATGGCATCACGTCGGCGCCTACGCCGCGCGCGTGGACTACTACGATCTTCTCGACGTGTACGCTTGCCGCCGCGCGCTCAGGGCGGCCATCGCGGCGCGGAAGGCGGCGCCCAAGGCAGCGGGCGAGCGGCGCGAGGGCTGCACCGTTACGTGGCTCGAATGGAGCGGCACGCGGGCCCACCCGCGCGCCAAGGAATACACGGCCGTAGGGGTGGCGGTCACCGTGAAGGGCAGCTTCGCGACGATCCACATGGAGATGGGTGGCGCGTGCTTCCGCAGCGACAAGACGCCGCCGCGCCCGGTCGGGGTGCTGCGATCGCACGATATTCGGAAGAACCTTTCCGCGCGCGGCTTCCGGCTCCAGGCCGAGTGAGGGATAGGTCATGATCGAGTGCCCCAATCCTTTCCTGTCGCCCGCCACCTACCGCACCGCCCACGCCACCGGGTGGGATGCCGGCAACAAATCCATGCGCGATGCCGGCCGCTCGAAATGGAATGAAGCCGACCACGATGCGGCGCGGCAAGCGTTCGTGCGCGTGGCCGCTGCGTTGGAAACCGCCCGGCAATGACGATCGACGATTTCACGCGCGCCTCGATCGCGCTGCTCCGAAGCGCGGTCGGCTGGAAGTCGGCGATCGCGCGCCGTCTCGGCGTCGAGCCGCGCCAGGTCCGGCGCTGGCTCGAGGCCGGCGAGGCGCCAGCCTGGGTCGCGGCGCGCTTCGACGAGCTTTCCGGCGGCATGGCGCCGGGGCCGTGGCCGCGCGACGAATGGATCGTCGGCCGCGGCCCCGCCGGCGAACGCTACTACGTCGTGCATGCGCTGCCGCCGCGCTTCGTGGCGCGGATCGTGATGTGCGGCGAGGACGGATCGCCGCTGGCGGAGGACCAGCCGGCCGACACCGTATCGGGGATGGTCTACGTCGCCGACGGCATGGACCCGGCCGAGCAGCAGGTGCTGTGCGAGATCGATTGGATCGAGCCGGCGGCGCCGGGCGAGGCGGCCAAGTGGATGGAAGCGGCGGCCGACGCCGTCGAGCAGGCCGAGGACGGCAGAGAATGAAAAAGCCGAGGATTTCCGCGACGCGCGCCGGTGCCGCGCGCGATCGCGCTGGCGCTTGAGGCGCTCGAGGCTAGGCGGGATCCGCGCCAGCGGCGGTGAGCGGCGCCGGCTCGTCGGGCAGCACGCGCGCGAGCGGAATCAGCGTCACGCGCACCGGTGCTCCGTTGAAGCGCAGCACCTGGTTGTCCCAAATGGCACCCGGCACGCGCCGCGCCGCCTGCACCCACACGCCGACGGTGCCGCTGCGCCCGGCCCAATGCGAACGGGTAGGGGTCTCGAACAGGCGCGCGAGGCCTTGGTGGTTGTTCGCCACGGCCAGCCACCAGAGGCCCTCTTTCCGCAGCGCCTTGAGCCCGATGCTTTCGAGATCGCGCTCGGCTGCATCGCGCTGCGCAGCGTCGGTCTCGGTCGCGGTGACGGTGCGGGCGAGCCTCAGCTCGAGCAGTTGGGCGGCGTTCACGCGCCTACCGCTGCGAGGAATGTCGGTCGGCACGGTCAGCACGTGGTCGAGCATCTTTTGCCAGTCGGGCAAATCGTCGGCCTGCTCGGCCAGGTGCTCGAGCCCATAGCGCGCGATCGCCTCGTCGACGTTGTCGGCGTGCGGCACGCGGTCGTGCAGCGCCAAGTCGGCGCCGGCGAGCAAGGTGCCAAACTGATCCGCGGTGCGGTCATTGTGGCCGGCGCCCTTCACGCCTTGGCGCCAGCGCTCGAGCCGCTCCTCCCAGCCGGGCCAGGCGTCGAGGATGCGGCGCCGCAGCTTGCGCCCGAGCGCGTGCAGCGCGTCGGCGTCGAGCCCGTGCGACGTGCCTTTCCACTCGTCGAGCTCGAGCAGCGCCATCCGCGACATGTCCTGCGCCAGCAGCGGCGGCCGCAGGATCGAGGAGAACAGGAACGGCGAGCGCGCGATGAACTCCACGCCGGAATGGTCCTGGCCGCCGCGCAGCACGAGGCCGCCGCTTGAGGCTTGCCGGGCCAGTTGGATGACCATCTGCGCGCGGCGGTTGTCCTCGGCGGCCTCCATCTCGTCGATGGTGACCGGGCACGAGGAAAATTTCAACGCCTGGTAGATGCCGGCGGCCGAAGTGTCGGACGCATGCACCAGCGCGCCGCCGAACAGGTGCTCGATCATTTCGTGCAAGGTGCTCTTGCCGGTGCCCTTGTCGCCGGTCACCCACACCAGCGGCCGCCATTTGAGGGCACCCCCGAGAATGCCGGCGACGCACCAGCCGAGCAGCAGCATCGCGTCGAGCTCGCCGCGCTTCCACGCGAAGGTGGCGAAGCCCTCGAGCAGCGGCGCCATCGCCTTGGCGGCGACGCGGTCGGGCCAAGGCCGCGGCTGGGCCTCGCCCTTGGCGTAGACGAAATCGCCGTGGCGGCCCGGCTCGCGCGTGGCCTCGGCGCCGTTCAAGGCCTTGGCGACGATGATGGTGCCGCAGTGAAGCACCAGCGTGCCGTCGGGCTCGCGCCAGCCGCCGCTCTGGCGCATCCGGTTGGAGGGATCCCAATGGCCCATGCGCACGCACTCGGCCATGTGGTCGGAATAGCAGCGCACGGTGTCGAGGCCGGTGGGCTTGCCCTTGGCGCCGATGCGCGGCCAGGTCGTCTCGAGGTAATCGTCGTTGCCGCCGTAGAGCGCCAGCATCTTGTTCTGCGTGAAATCGCGGTCGCGGATCGCCTTGAACGAGCGGTCGGCGCCGATGAAGAAGAAAATCTCGAGGCTCTTGTGGCCGAGCGCCTGCACGAGACAGCCCTCGGGCAGGCCGCGCGGCGGGCGCATGCTGCCCAGCGGGTTGCCGGGATCGCCGGCGAGGAGCGGGCCGGCGGGTGCTACCTCGACCGCGGCGCCGCGAATGTCGGCCAACGACGCGGTCGGGCGCGCGGCGGCGCGGGGCATCGACTAAACCCAACCGAGTGTCGGCTTGCCGCTGTAGCCGTGCTGCCAAACGTACCACGCAAAGCACATCATGCCGCTGCGGAGCACGCACGCTCGATCGCCGCCGCGCTCGAATGACAGCCGACGGCGGAATACCCAAATCCGCGCAAGGCGCGGATCGTCGAGCACGTCCGCGCGCTCTAGACCTTCCGCGAATGCAAGTTTGACCAGCAAAGCAACCTTGCCTGTGGTCAATGCAAGGGCTTTGCGCGCGAACGCGCTGGCGAGGCGGAACGGCGGGTTGGTCACGATGTTGCGCGCGCGCGGTTTCCATTCCATCAGGAAGTCGACGCGTCGTTCGCCAAAGCCGCGATCAACGAGCTCGGTGCTGATTACGTGGTGGCCAGCAGCCTCGAGCACGCGCGCCATCGCACCGCCGCCGGCGGCCGGCCCCCAAATGGAACCGTCGAAACGCTCGACGCGCAGCAACGCTTGCGTGCCTTCCGGCGGCGTCGGATAAAAATCATCTTTCTCACGCAGGCCAAGATGCGGAATACCCAGCATTTGGCGGCTCGCTTCCGCGGCGCTCACGCGACGCCCCGCCAGTACTCGTTGACGTCCTTGAACTCCTTCGGCACCGTCGCGATCTCGACGCACTTGCCGTGGCCGCGGAACCACCAGATCGCCTTGTTCATCGCGCCGATGGTCGGGTGCGCGGCGCCCGCTTTATTCGTCGCGGGATCGTTCTGCTTCCAGATCACGACGCGGCGGATGGCCTCGGGCAGGCGCACGCGCGACATGTTGCCGATGTTGATGGCCGCGGCGACGCGCCATTCCCGCCGTTCCATGGGCAGCGTGAGCCCGTCCTCGATCCCCTCGGCGAGGTGCATCTCCTCGAGCGCCGGGCCATGCCAGCCGCGCGCGGCGAGGCCGGCTTTCCGCGCGTCGAGTTCGCCGAGCTTGGGCGCGGCCTTGATCTCGCCGGTCTCCTCGCTGGTCATGGTGCCGTTCCAGAGGCGCACGAGGCCGCCGCGCTGCTGGCCGAACACGAGCTTGGCCTTGGGCACGGTGGCGAGCTTGCCGGCGCGGCCGAGCGCGTGGACCTCGAGGAACGTGCAGTGGAGGCCGGAGAGCGTCCCGTCGGGCTGGGTGATGGCCGCAATCAGCGCGGGAAAATGCCCGCTGGGCGGATACAGTTTTTGCGGGTAGGCGCAGGCCGGATCGAAGCGGAGGCAGCCGGGCTGGCGGCCGAGCCGCGCGAGCTCGATGCCGCGCGCCCGGAGATACCACTCGGCGGCGGTGCCGACGATGCTTTCTTGCGCGGCGAGGAAGCCCGAGAGCGCGCGCTGGCGCTTGCGGCGGGCTTCTTCCTGTTCGCTCGGTGTGCTCGCCAGCGCGGTCGGCGGCATCTGCGCTGGCGACGGGCGCGCAGCGCGCGCCTTTCCCTCATTGGCATCGAACAGCCCGAGCCACGCGCGCGCCCAATGATAGGCCTGCTTCTTGTCGCCGCCGAATTTCACGTAGGCGACGAGATCGAGGGCGTCGCCGCTCACGCCGGCCGCGAAATGCGAGAACACGCCGGCCTTGGCCCCGCTCGTATGCACGTAGAGGCTCGATCCCTTGCCCGCCGGCGCGTCGGCGTCGCGCCACTCGGCCCCTTCCTTGCGGCCCGCCGGCATGAGCTCGCGCGCGAGGCTCTCGATGCGCCCGGCGAGGCCGCGGACGATCACGGCGATGTCGACCATCATGGCGCCGCGGCTTCGCGCTGCGCGCGTTCGAGCGGCATCGTGCCGGTGCGTCGGATGTCCCGGCTGAGTGCCGCGAGCGCGTCGACGATGGCGCCGATCGGCGAGTGCGCGCGGCGGCCATCATGGCCGGGCAGGCGCCCCATGCCGTCGGCCATCGCCTCGACCGCGTCGCCGAACTGCAGGCAGCGCGAGATCAGCACGCCCACGTCGTCGAAATAGCGGCAGAGATCGGTGTCGACGTTGCCGCGCGGGCGGATGAACACTTCGAGCAGATCGAGCGTCTCGGGGTCGAAGCCGGCGGTGACGTAGATGCGGATCTCGTTCCCGCGTTCGCCGGCGAACGCGATCTTCTCGCGCAGCGCCAGGCGCCGCGGCGGCAGGGTTCGACGCCCGCGCGGGCCGACAAGGTCGCGCTCCGGCGCGGCCGGCTTCACCGCACGTTCTCCGCCAGCCATTCGAGCTCGCGCGCGGTTGCGGCCGCGCCGAGCTTGGGCAGCAGGCCGAACGCGATCGGCTCAAGCTTCGGGTGGTCGGCGACGATGCGGGCAATCCGGGCAATGGAATGTGGGGCGGCGCCGGCCGGATTGTCCGGCCCTGGCTGATGCGCCGCCCCGACCAGCACCTCTAGGCGCCGGGTCTCGTTCATGCCGGCGGGCCGGCGATGTCGCGCCAGCGCCGCTCTTGCTGGCGCGCGAGCAACGCCCGGCGCTCGGCGGGCGTCATCTCGAGATAGGTGGGACCGTTCCCGGCGCGGTCTTTCCGCATCGGATCGCGGGCCGCTAACTGCCGCGCGAGGAACGCCGCCCGCGCCGACTCGTCGAGATCGAGATAGCTCACGCCGGCACCGCCCGCCGCTTGGGCGGCGCCGGGGGGACGGCGCGCCGGCTCCACGAGCCGTTGATGCGATCCCAGATCTCGCCGGTCGAAAGGTTTTTGACCATCGCGAATTTCCGATGATGGCACCAACCTTCCGCTCTCTGGTGGCGGACGATCACGCCGAGCCGCGTCGGCCCCCGGGCCTGGGCGTGGCCGTCGCGGTCGAACACAATCCACGGCCAATCGGTGCGCAAGAGGCTGTCGAAGGCGAAGACGCGGCGGGGCATGGTCAGCGCACGCCGGCGTTGATGGCGGCGCGCTTGTTCGGCGGCGGCGATTGCCGCTCTTGGCACACGCTGTTGCCGCCGCGCACCTTGCCGGGGCCGGACGCGTAGCCGCGCTGCCGGCGTTGCATCTTGCGAAGGTTGACGGTGTACATCAGGCTGCGGCCTTCTGCGACGGGATCGGGCCGAACAGTGCGTTATAGTCAACGTCGCCGCCCGTCAGCGCCACGATGCGGCGGGCGAGCTGAGCGGTCATCGCCCGGCGCGGCGGGCGGCCGTCCCGTCGCGGGAGGTAGTCGAACAGCGCCTGAGTGTGGCGAAAGCCCAGCCGACGCGCGAACTCGGACTTGTTCTTGTCGTCGAGGTAGTCGGCCAGAGGGGAATGGTCGCGCATGTCAACCAGCATCACTAGCTTTCGCGTGTTGTAGGCGGATGGCCCACAACATGTCAATAGATGTGGGCATTTTGCCTGCTTTACGCACAATACCGTGTGCCTACAAGTCAGGGCGCATGGAAAACAGGCTTAAGGAAATTCGCGAGATGCGCGCGCTGAGCGTCGCGGAGGTGGCGCGGCGCGTGCCGTGCGACCGCGGCGAAATCTACAAACTCGAGGATGGCCGGCGGCGGTTGAACGACAAATGGATCAGGAAGCTCGCGAAAGTTTACGAAGTCGCACCACGCGATCTGGTTGGTGGCTTTTCCTTACGGATTGATGTGCTCTGCTACGTGCTCGTGAATGCGAGAAGCGTTGAGGGGATCATATCGGCTGGCCGCATAGACTACATCGAGGCGCCGAAATCCGTGGTCAATCCCGAGCACTGCCGAGGGTTTTTCATCGCCGACGACAGCGCCGACCGCCTCGGCTATCCGCCGGGCAGCGCTGGCGTCTATCGCCGCCTCGAGCACATCGGGCGGCGGCTGCGGCGCGGCGAGCAGGTGGTGGCGCGCCACTTCAAGAGCACGCGCGCGGCCGGCGAAGCCATCGAAACGGTGGTGGGGCTGCTCGACATCGCGGTCAATGGCGACATCGTCGTGGTGCTGCAGACCCGGAATCGGCGGATCGGGGCCTCGATCTCGGTGCGAATGAGTGCCTCGGGCGAGCGCGGCGCCGTCGCCAGGGACGGGACGATCGACTACACGCCCGACGCGGAAGACAATGCGGAGATCCTCGGAATCGTCGAAAGCGTCACCATCCCGGTGACGCCGCCCGCCGGCTAGGAAAACCACTCCGGGGCGTGCTCGAGGAACCAGCCGATCGCGAAGACATAGGCAAATCCGGCAAGCCCGGCCACGAAGGCGCCCAAGGTCTGCTGGATGCCGGCGATCAAGAAAAACCCGATCACGGCCCACGCCGCAAGGCCGATCAAGCCGCGTTTTTCCTTCTCCTGCATGCCGCCCTCATCGCCAATCGCAGCGTGGCTCGCAATCGCCGCGCCAGTCCGCCCACAAGCCTATCTTGGCGGCGCACGCGGTTCGATGCTCGGCGGCATAGTCGCAGCCATAGCGGGCGCGCGCAAGGCCGTGGCGCACCATTTCGCGGCCGACATCCTCGGTACGAATTGTCCCGGCAACATCGGTCCCACACTTCACGATTACCCGTTTGTAGCGATCATACAAACACCCATCGCCCGGGTTAGCGCCATTGGCCGGCATGCAGATGCAACGTAGGGTCTCGGCGCCCTCGACATAGGTGCGCAGCCGTTCCGTCGCGGCCGCGCCAAAGGGTTCACGCGCCTCGGGTGCATCAATGGCGGCGAGACGCAGCCGTTCCGTGCGGCCGCCCCATTCCTTGCCAGCGAAATCGAGCACGTAGCGCGTCTGCATGTCGACGGTGTCGCCATCGATCACCCGCACCGGACCCGCAAAGCGCAATTTCTCGGGAATGTAGGCGTCGAGGGTCAACGGCGGATATTCGCGATCTCTGTCGCTCCAGGATTGCGCGTTCACCGCGGCCGGTAAGCAGACTAGGAGCAGTCGGAGCCACCACATGCCCAAAGTGTAGCTGATTGCGCCGATGTTTCACGTGAAACACTTGGCCACATCTTCCGCTTGACTTGTAGGCGAAACGCCTACATAGTCCGCAACCATGATTTCCCGGAGAAACGCCATGCCAGAAGCATTGTCATCCGTTCTCGCGCGACGGACCGGTGTGGTGGCGCGCACCACCTGCGGGACCGGGCGCGGCGGCGGGCCGAGCTTGGTGATCGAGTTCGCGTGCGACGGCGATGTCGAGCAGGCCTTTCTCGCGATCCTCAGCATCGCGGCGCCGGCCGCCGACGCTGGCGCCCGCGAGGGCTGGCTTCGCGAGGGCGGGATCAGGGCCGCCGGCCGCGCGCTGGACCGCTCGAGCGCGCGCGCGGCCCGCGTAGTGCGCGCGGGCCGCGTCGCGATCCGGCACGGCGCCGAGCGCGGGTGATGGCCATGCCAGCCGAGACCTTAGCCGAGCCCGAGCCGCTGATCCTCTCCGAGCGCGATGTGTGCGGCCATTGCGGCGCCTGGCGCCCGGTCGAGGGCGGCACGGTCAAGCGCTGCCGCAACCCGCGCTCGCCGCGGGTGTTCATGGCCTGCGCCCGCGACACCTCCGCCTGCCAGCATTTTTCCCGCTCCGAGCAGCTCGCGCTGTTCGGCCAAGGGCCGAACGACAGCGCCCGGGGCGCGCGGCCATGATCCCGCCGCCGCTCGGCCGCCCCGATCTTCTGAGCCTTGCGACGGTGCGCGCGCGGCGGCGCGGGGCCGAGCATGGCCGCTTGCCGTGGGTGCTGCTGATTGTGGCCTTCCTGGCTGGCGTGATCGGCGCCGCAGTCGGCGACTGGTTGCGCCCATGACCGGCCGCCCGATCCCCATCGCCTTGCCGCTGCCGCGAATCGTCGTCGTGCTGCGCGCCGGCGGCCGCCTCGAGATCCTCGCCGATCGCCCGTGCCGCGTGTTCCTGACCGGGGGGCTGCTGGGCGCGGCCCACGCCGAGCTGGCGCCGCCGCGCATAGGGTGGGCCGTCGTCACCGCCGCGCTCGAGCAGGGGTGCGAGTTCGAGCGCCTCGCGCGCCTCTACGAGGGTCGCCCGTGCGACAGCGAGCCGGCGGCATGAGGCGCGCGGCCGATCCCGAAGCCATGTATCTCGCGAGCCGCGGCGCGTTCCGCCGGCTCGCCCTAAGCTCGGCCGCGCCGATGGCCGGGGAAGCGGCCGGCGCAGGTGCCCCGGCGGGCGTGCTCATCCCGCCCGCCGCTGCGCCGGCCGTAGCGCCGCAGCAGGAGGACGGCAAATGACGGGCGATTGCGGCGGCGCCGGCCTGCTAACCCCATTCGCAAGTGCGCACTTGCGTCCGCCGGGTAGGCCTTTCCGTGCGGATACGGCGGCGGCGCGCGTCGAGCGCGGCCGTGCCGCTCTTGCGGTGATCAAGCACGCTGGCCTTGCTCGACGCGCATTATGCCGCGCCGGTCGAGAAAGACCCGCCGCGCTGATGATGGTCCGTCACGACGGAGAGAGCCGATGAGCGTGATCGAAGAAATTGCCGCCGAACGGAAGCGCCAAGGCGAAGTTGAGCGATTTCGCGCCGCGCACGACGACGAGCACGTTCACGGCGAATTAGCCCGTGCGGGTGCTTGTTACGCGATGGTCGCCGGCGCCGCGGCGGCAGTTATGGCTGAGCGCGGCGAGACGCGCGAGCTATCGCACTATTCGGACACGTCGGCGCCGAAGGGCGTTTGGCCGTGGGCGAAGAAATGGTGGAAGCCCAAGACGCGACGCCATGATCTCGTGGGCGCCGCAGCGCTGATCGTCGCCGAGATCGAGCGGCTGGATCGGCTGGCTGGCAATCACGAGGTCAAGAAATGAAACGCTACGGTCTGCTGAACCCCGGCGTTGGCAATGGCGGCGGCTCTTTCGATGCGTTCATTGAGATTGTTGCCGAGCGTCTCGTCGCCCACGGGCAGATTGAGTATCAGATTCTCCGCTATGAACCGTTGCGGCGCCGCTGGACGAAGCGTCCGTGTTGGGGAAATTACTCCGTGCTTGTGCTGCCGAGCTGGCTCTGTGACCACGTAGAGCCGCTGTCCAAATCTCAACGCGAGGAACGCGAAAACCGTGTCAAGTAAACTTTATTCACCAATGATTTCGGGGCCGAACACCGTGCAACCCATTGATGCTCGCGGAAGTGGCGAAAGTCGATTTGCTATAATGCCGTTTCTCAATGGGAGTACGGCAATGTTGCACACGCCGAACTACGACACGCGCTCCGCTTTCTGCGGTCCGACAGCTACGGGGGCCGTGACCGGCCTGCCTATTTCGCTCGTCCACGATGCGGTGCGCGAGGTCAGCGGGCGCATGGAAACCGCCGCCGGCGCCAAGCATCCCGTCATGGGCATGCGTAATGTATGGTTGATAGACGCGATGGCGCTCTTGGGCTGGCGCATCGTTGAGGAAGGGCGGCCGCCGCGGGATCGCGTTTATCGGCTCGGCCACTTCTGCGCCGCGCGCGGCCGGGATGGGCCGTTCATCGTGCAGCTGATGGGGCACTACGTCGCCGTGGGCGGCGGCGAGATTTGCGACACCCACACCAACATCCCGCTCGATATCGCCAGCTATCGTGGGCGCATGAGCCGGTGGGTCAAGTGCTGGTGGAAGTTCGCTCCTGCTTCACGGTCAGCAGGTTGAACATGCCGGAGCCGAGCATCCGATTAGAGAAGGCGCACGACATTCGGCGCCTTCGCGGTTGCGCGCGCTGTAAGCGGATCGGCGATGATCGCTTCATGCCGAAGATTTCGCGGGGCGTGTGGATGCACGGCTATTGCGCGCTGGCCGAACTTGGCAGCGTCCGCGCGTTGCTCAAACTGCCTCGCGATGAGATCAACAAGCTGACGCTGGGGGAGCTCGGGGCGATCAACATGGCAGAACTATGCGACCTGCTCGATCCGCGCCGCGCCGATGATTAGCACGCATGAGGCGGAGGAACGCGATGCAAATCTGTGAAGCCTTCTTCCTTCTCGTCAAGCTCGCCATCAAAGACGGCGCCGATAAGCCGCCGAGCGCCCAATTTTGGGAGCGCAACCGCGTGGTGATCGAGGAGTTGCGCGAGCACGTTAAAGCCGCTGCTTTACGGCCATCCAATCTACCAACAGGAGACTGACATGACGACCTTCGAGGAAGATCTCCGCTCCGCGATCAACCGCACTTCTCAGGAGAACGCGAGTAACACGCCCGACTTCATCCTGGCGCAGTACCTCAAA